TAGTTGTCATAAAATAATCATTAATCCTCCCAATATTTTCTTTTAGTGTTTGGTAACTGCCAAGGTCCGGGGCCTACTGTTCCCCGCCACAGTGGAGGGGTAAGTTAAATCACTAGTGGTGTAAGCATCACTTTCAACTGTAACATCTACGGGGAAGGTTAAAACCGCAACCGTATCTGGATACGTGTTATCAGCGGTTACGTGGATATAGGTGTGGTTGATCCATATAACCACTTCCCCGAACTCCTCCCCGGAGGCCATACCGGGGATGGTGATGAATTGGTCAGGGCGTAATATTATTAAGCCGAACTCTTCACCGGATGGGATACCAGTAGGTTGTATTAGCTGGTAATAAATAAGATATGGGGATCCAACACGTTCACTACTGATTATCCCGGGAGGGTGTATTATAAAGTTAAGTTGTGGAGTTCCAAGACCATCACCAGTGGGGATTCCATTGGGTTTTAAGTATAGAATCGTGGTTGGTGTTCCAAACTCTTCATCACTACTTACACCTAGGGGGGTGATGTAGAGGTTTAATTTAGCAGTTCCAAAAGCCTCCGCTGACCCGGCCCCTGTGGCGTGGATGGTGAAATTAAGCTGAGGTGACCCTGTGCCTTCACTCGTCCCGATGCCACTGGGTGTGATGTAAAGGGTGAGTTTAGGTGTACCGAAGCCTTCACCAGTCCCTATACCTGTGGGGGTGAGGGTCTGAGCACCAGTGAGGTTGGTGATTGTGAGTGAGCCGAAAGCCTCATCCGACTCCACACCAGATACAGATACGTGGAGGTTAAGTTGATGTGTGCCAACGGCCTCACTCGATGCAAGGCCACCGGGTTTAATGTAAAGGGTTAATTTAGGCGTGCCGAAGCCTTCACCAGCCCCTATACCACTGGGGGTGATGGTCTGGGTGCTGGGGGTGCTTGCAGGGATGTCAAAGTAATCCCCACTAAAATAATCCCCACTGAAATAATCAGTCATCGGTCACTCCATTCTTTATATGGTGAGGTCAACCATCTTATACAACTTAACCCATCCTGTGAACGTACCCACATCTGGCTTTAGTACAATACTAGTCAAATTTGTTGATGTGTCAGTCCAGGCCCCACTATTATTATGACCAAGAGTAGGGGCTGAGATATAACTTGTGGACTGCCCTCTCCATGTGCGAGGTGTGCCGGTTTCAGCATAAAAAGTAAACCCCCCACTGCAATATATAGTATCCCCATTCTTACCTTGGTAAACCAGTCTTGAAACAGTACCCCCAGAATATCCATCCCATGTATTATGATACCTGTGTTGGACTGAGTACTGATTATCAGCGGAGTCGTTAGGTTTCCAGATCAAACCCGTACCCCCAGCACCCAGGGAGATTGTTAATCTAAAATCTACCAAGTAGATCTTATCAGTATCACCATTTAAATCACTGAAAGTTGTACTGGTTGCTGAACTAAGTGTTTTTGTTTCAATATGTTTGGGTATTCGGAAGGTGCCACCCCCGGTGAGGGTGTGGTTGGCGTTCCAGTCATCCCCGTCGATGAGGGGGTCCCCATCGGCGGTGCTGTTATGTGTTACCACAAGAGCCATAAATTAGCCCCCCTTTTTCAGAGTTTGAATATCTTATTAGCCCCTGAGTCCCAAGTGATGGTGATGTCCCCACCATTCGGGGTGATCGGGAGTCCAGTGGCGGTGTCAATATAAGCAATCAAGGGGCTGGTCTCGGCATCCCCCGTGTCCTTGTAAATAACGAGGGCCTCGGACACATCACCCGTCACTGATGAAAAAGTAACATCCGCAGCATCCGCCACCCCCAGGGTGCTGGTTTTACTGGCCAAGTTTCCACTGGTGGCGACTCGTTCCCCTGCGGGAATGTCATCCAAAAATTCATCCGTATCTATACTCACCGCATAGGTGGCGGTGTCTACGAGGACACATTTAATATTATCACTTGCCCAATCAATATCTCCGTTAAGGAATTTTTCTCGTGCTTTACCGTAAACTGCATTTGCCATAATTATTCAGCTCCTGTGGTGGTTATTAACTTCCCATCACTATCCACAAGGACGGGGGTGACGGTTCCGTCACTTTGAACCCCACAAAGCAGCACTCGTGCGGCTCCGTCTTCTCCTTGCTGTTTTTTCATCTTTTTTAGTGTTATATCCCAATACTCATTCATCAAAAAGATCATCTCCTGTAAATCAATCAAATAAACTGAAAAAAACGTGAAAAAAACTTCTTACCATATTTCATCCACCACTTCATCCCAATCCTCCGGATCCTCCACTATATCATACGGTGGGATCGGTGGATACACATTCCTGCCCCCATAACACCTGATCTCACAATCGGTGGGTACTTGACGACAAATATCTATAGCTTGTAGGAAACTTTTAACTCCATAAAAACCTGCAAAATAACTACTTCCATAAGTTCTTACTTGAACATGGATATATTCAATTGCAACATCCCCTGGTAAAGGGCTTCTAAAATGAGTTTGAGGGTTGCAATCATTTTCATTCAATGCATCCATATAACAATAATGGGGGTTATCATTTTCAATCCCATTTATCCCTGAAGTATCCCCTAAATCCCATTGTGGCCCTCCACTAATGGTTGCATAAGGACTATTCCCTAAATCCCAATACCAATAAACATCAGGACTAGGCCCAACATAACCCCCACCCCCTAAAGTAGGATGTGTACCTTCTGGCCTAGAACCAAATCCAATAGTAACTCCACCCCAAGGAAACCTATTCTGAAAAAACTCATACTCTTTCCCATTATGATATTTCATAAAATAAGCATTGATATTCATATCATGGTCATTTCTATAAAAAGGCTCTGATAAGTGGATATCATAACTCCGATAAATAGGGTATCCATCCCCATCAACCCAATCCCAGTTAGTGGTTTCATGCACCCACTTAATAATCGGTTTACAATTCGTTTCCTGACTCCACGCAGGTTTCAAAGCAGCCCAATCCCCAGTATCTAAAGGTACAATAATAACTTGTTCACCTACTTGGATTACTTCATGCCCAGCAGTAACCACCTCCCCAGTCACAGGGTGAATCACAATCCCTGTTCCTACTCTGGGATCTATGCCTGGCTCTAAGATATACTCCACATCATCCTCGCCAAGAAACTTTATGCAATGGTCACCTACTTGTATTTTATAATCTTCTTTTAACAAAACAGATCCAACTCCATCATAATTTTGATACATACCTTGCATTCATCGTTCCGGGACTGCTTTCCAAATCCACTATCACTCGGTCACCACTTACTTCTGATACTGTTCCAACTTTGCTCCGTACCTTATCCGCCTCTGACTGGGCGGTGGCTCGGATCACATCAAACTCATTTGGAAGTGATATTACACTTTCATCCGTGGTTAAATTAACAGTGGTTTGTTCCCGTGGACTTTCGCCCTCGCTATGGGTGGCGGTGAAGGTCCAATCCACCACGGTGAATATTTTATCCCCGTAGTAGGGATCGTCTGGGAACCGTACCTGCTGGCCTGGTTCCATGTCCTGGAAGCCCAACATCGTGAGAGTGGCTGAATAAATCGGGACACTCTTATTATTCAACTGCCATTGGAGGTACGCCGTCATCTCCGTGACATCCATATTCCCATCACTAACCGTGTCATCAATACACCGGCCATAAGTAGAGATGCTACTATTATTCGTTAAATGGATGGTGGCGGCAGATTCGCCGGTGCCATAAGTACCCGTCATATCATTCACTATATTAGTGGCATCCTCTTGGACCGTAAAGGATATTACTCGGAGGTCATCACTGAATATGACTTCCCGGCCTGTCCTTGGGCCGACTTCGAACCATCGGAACTCACCATCTATGCTGATATACCACCGGATGGTTTTGTTGCTTTTCCGTTTATACCAATTAAAGAGGCTCCGTATAGCTTCGACTTTGTTCTCCCATCGACCACACCACGTATTCACCCCATTATTAGCGGAGGGTGTGGCTTGGTCGCCACTGGTGTCCCGGAATTTACTTGTTCCCACCCAACTAAAACCTGCCATTTATAGTTCTCCTAGGACTGTTTGCCCCTCTCCACGTGTGATACCAGTGTTGGCGAGGATGAGGTCTATGATCTGTTCCACAGTATAATCAACTCCACTAGTTAAGGTGCAGGTGTGAGTGAAAGGTTGCCGGAGTAGTAATCGGCCTTTGTCCCGGCCACTCAAACCATATATCTTGTTATTATCATTGTCATCCCTGTCCACTGTCTCTATTATCCCGGTGAATCGTGTATAGTCTTCTTTACTTGCAGGGTTCCTTATTATTAATTCTAATTCCTCACCCGTAATATACTCATCAGGAGATAATGGATTGCTGAAGGATACACTGAAATTAGTCGCCGGCTCCCCTATCCTCTTAGTGAGGGTGAAGGTGGTTACCGCCTCCGTATTACTACTCATAACCCACCCCTCCCACGTTGATGATATACTGGTTCTGCAAGTCCAATTCTGGTAGGTCAGGGATACTATAAACCACTCCCCCAATAAGGTTTATTGATGGATTGTTAGTCGTCCACGTTGTTAAGGCCGAAACTGTTGGATCCACTGTGGCCGGGTTATGGATTAGTAAAAAATCATCATATAATACATCTGTTGTCCCCCCGTCGCTGCTATAACTTTGACTTATCAATGCAGGGTATAATGTGGAGCCAAGGGATAATGTTAAGGTTTGGTATAGGACATAACCAGCTCCGATGTCATAATATAGATAATAGACCTCTCCAATTTTTTTAATCTTAACTTGCAAGGAAGAAACATCCGCTGCTAATTTATACTCGGTAGAGGACCCTGCTACTTCTTTAACGGCGTTCACATTTTTACCATTATTATACCCATAACCAATACCAGTATAGTTAGCATCATCTCCATATACCATTAAGTGGCCTCGGCGGAAATTTGCTGTGGGATTGAGGGTGAGGTGGCAGTATAATTCACAATTAGCTGGTAATGGGGTGTTGCCTCGTAGAACTGGTGCATTATTATTTGTACTCCACAATTCCTTATTAAGGGTCTTCATATTCAACTTCCCCGCTGAGGTGGTGCCTTCATCCCAGTTCCCACTGCTTTCACGTATCCAAGTCCATAAACTTGTATCCAGGGCGGAGTCGTCAAAACCATCATATACTCCTAGGCTGGTAACCCCTTCAGAGGATGCACTATTATTCCCACTGTAAACCGTGATATTTGAGGGTGTGGTGGCACTTAGAGTAGGTAATTGGACGAGGAACGTGGCGGATGTGCTGTCGGTTTTATAAAGCAACTCATAAATGAGGGGGTAATCGTTTTCATAGAATCGTATGTCATCAAAGTCTGTTTGCATCTTACCCGCTTCGTAGGGGATGGTTACTATGATATTGACGTTGTATTCATCGGTGGTGTGGTTGCTGGTTACAGTGAAAGTGGAGATATAATCCCAACCTAATACAGATATGTCCCCAGATGGTTCGAGATTCCATACTTTTGAGCCTGGTCGGCTGGTACTTGGTGGTCTCCATTTAATATAAACGGGAAGGGAAGAGTTGGCGGGGACTGTGAAGGTGTCGGTGGTGATAATGTAATCCGTATCATCCCCACTTAGTAGAGTGCTGGTGACCGTTTCGGTAGTGGTTCCATCATCTCCCAGGGTGGCGGTTAATGTTACATCCACACTACTACCGCTATTATTAACGAGAGTAATGACTTGGGGGTCGCTCTCACGCCCCGCCTCTAAATTCCCAAAGTTTATACTGTCTATCCTGTTGCCGTTACTATCCAGGACTTCAAATATTGGGTATCGTTGGAACCCTGGAGTTTGAGGGGTGATACTTAACATGGCCAGGGGGACGGTGTTCACTGTCCCCGTCCCAGCCGTTACTCCTGGAGTTTGAGGGGTGATGGATAAAGTGCACAACGGCACGGATTCATCTACATCAGTCAAAGAATAAAACCTCCATTATTAAGTAGCTGTGAATAAACCATTAGCATTGAGTGTTAATTTAAAGACCCCATCCGTGGCGGTCTTATCCTCACCCAAATTTATTAGGAACATTAAGGGTCTGGTGGCATCCGTGGAGGGTGTACTATCATAAACCACCGCATATCTAGCAGTGCAGGACCCGGTGATAGTCCAGGACGGATCCGCCGCGTCAAAGGTATAAGTGTTCGTACTAGAGTTATATGTCCAAGACACACTACCAAGAGCCACACCCCCTGATGTGTAACCCGTAGCGGTGACTTGGTAACTAGTTACATCGTCAAAGTAGTCATGTGCATCCAAATCGGGTGTGTAACTACTCGTTAACAGTGCCACCTTTAAGGTATCCGTGTCGATGTCGATACGTTTCTGGAAGATGTGATCCCATAATTTCCCGTAAGTGCTTATCGTAACTGCCATTTAATCATTCCACTCCTCGTCTTTTTATTCGTAGGTTAATCGGATGTAATCCGCGTAGAAACCATGATTAACCTCTTCCCAATGTTCACTGCTATTAATAGTGATGACATCAGTTGGGGTGTCAAGTGTCCAGATTAATTTCTCTAACCGTGGCACCCCCACACCGTCTTCGGCTTCTCCATAAGTCCAGTACTGTTTAACCCCGTTCACTTCTGCATAGCAGGGGAGTTCATCCCCGCAGCCGTAAATCTCCACACGGCTTACGTTTTGGGGTTCGGTTATCTCCATCCACCCTAACTCCGTGCCCTTCACGAGTGGGTTGCCATCGTAGGTGTCAAAGTCCTCCGGAGGCCCTGCGGTGTAAAAGAAATAATAATCAATATTCGAGTAGTCATCATAATCCGGGACATACACGACACTACCCCCGGCTCCGGTGGTTTCCAACTCCAACACGATATCATAGGGCATACGGACTTGACTCATAAGGTCGGGGTTGTAGTTCACCTCAGCTATTGCAGCCCGATTCCAGGTGGTGATTCCATCGGTGACGGTGATGACTTCCCCATTCTTCACCTGTAACTTGGAGCCCCCCTGGAGGAGTGGGGTATTCGTGACGCTATCACATAACATGGCCTCAAATTGTTCTATCTCACTCCTTGGATCCGCACCATTCAAATCCACCTGACTATCCGCATAACAATGAAGAGTTACTCGTCTGTTAACATTATTCGGAGCCGGATCCACGTCCACAATCCATTTAGGAGTTACCCCCCCGATTACCCAACTATCATAAGCCATATTATCTTACCTCATCATATTAACCGTACTCACGCCGGCGTTGGTGGCTTGGCCCCGGAGGACTTCGGCGAAGCTTTGACCGGCGGCTTCACCTGCTGCGGTGCCGTACTTAACGGCTTCTTCTCGACTATTCATCGCCGGCAGGGTTAAGTTGATGGTGACTGGTATCGTGGAGCCTGTGGTCTGGAGTGCACCCGCTGTGGATGTGGGGAGGCTGAAATTATTTAAACCGAACTGACCCCCAAGGTTTGTTAATGTCGATGTGATTAATCCAGTCCCTCCACTAATACCCTCTCCGATGCCCTCCATGAAACTCCGGCCTATATTCACACCCCACTGGTCAATTTCGCTTAGTGGTCCTTCCTTGGGGGGACTGTGGCCTTCAAGCAACCCACTGAGATAAGTGAGCTTGTCTTCAATCCAACCCTTAGCCCCATCCAATGATTCCCCAAATCCTCTCTTCCAGCTATCTATAATATCCCACCCCCACTGCCACGCCTTACCAGGGAGGTCAATAAGCCATTGAAAACCATCTTTAATCTTGGTTTCCGCATCACTTAAAAGAGTAGTAACTGGGCTGAATGCCTCCGTGAATCCCTTAATAAATTCATTCCACAAACTAACAGCACTATCATAAATCCCTGTTGCAGCTTCCCCAATAGCTGAGGGTAAGTTCATAACCCAGGCCACTATCCAATCCCAACTCTGCCGAGTCCAGTCCTGCACCCCCGCAAGCCAAGCTTGCATCTTTTCAACGTTCTGTTTACCTATTAGGACACTGGCCCATTGTTCAGGGGTGCCTATTAGATTTAGGAACCATTCAGCTTGACTTACCATATCCCCTAATACTGGGATGTTTTTAAGAATATCCAAACTGTACATTTCAACAATTAAGGTACCCAATCCCTTCTTAGTATTATCCAGAGCATTATACATCCCCTGGCCGAAGAGTATCCCCACAGTGGCCCCTTCACCTAACAGTTTGGGAGCTATCCGTCCTATGCCCTTGGTGATAGTGGATCCGATCCCCTCTGGGATTAAACCAGCGGGGACTTTAACCTTCGGCACTGCCTTCTGGAGTGTCTTCACAAGGTCATCTGTGAATCCCCCACTTTTCTGTGCGATTTTGGCTTCCATCTGGGCGAATCCATCATCCACTCCACTGAGCATTTCGGGGCTGATAAGTTCGGGAACTTTGGTTTTGGTGAAGGGTTTGGTGAGGATACTTCCAAGGTCATCCATTAATGGTTTGGCTTTTTCTCCGAAGCCTTTGATTATGTCCACTCCTTTCATTAATGGTTTCTCAATGAATTTAGCTGCGTAGTCCTCTTCCAGTATCCCTACTTTAAAGGCGGCTTTAGCAATAAGCCAAGCTTCAGCTATCCCCTTAGAGAAACTGTAAACCGCACCCCCAGCATCATAGAGTGTTTTAGTTATGTCTCCATACCTGGTGTTGAGGTCAGCAGTAGCAGCATCAACCTTCTGAGTGGTTGTTGCGGTTTGTTCATACTGTTGGGATACTTGTTCAATCTTCCCCGCATACTGGCCGGTAGTACTGTCTGCATTTATTATCTGGTCCGTGGTCATCCCCAAGCTGCTTGCAAACTTGGATAAATCCCCATCAGACTCATCCACTGCCTTTTTAAGATTAGTTCTCATCTCACGGGGATTAGGCCATTTCTTCTGAGCCTGAGCCAAGACAACTGCTGCCTGGTCAATGGTGAATCCCATCTCATTAAAGTAAGAACTGTACCTCATCAAGTCACTACTAAATTGAGGTAACCCCCCAACATATTTAGCATTAGCAAAATACAGGGCATTATACGCACCTTCAAGGTTGCTAACATCATAATTCATAGCCCGGAGTCCCTGGAGTAAGGGGGTCATATCACTAACACTAGATTGGGTGGCACTCCTGATCTTATTCAGGTCATCAGCACTTCCTACAAGATCCTCCTGGGCAACACCCATCCTCTTTAATAAGCTAATATAAGTTAGGGCCTCATCTTCTGGGAACTCGGTGTCAGTGATATTAGCCACTTGGTCCCGGAGGGCCGCACTTCCTCCCTCAAAACTTGATCCAAGTTTAGAATAAGAAACACTAAGGTCCCCTAATTTCTGGGCGGTTTCTTCCACATCAGCACCCAGGGCTAGGACGGCGAGGCTGGCAACTGCCATACCCCCCTCAATCATTGACCCGGCTTCCTCCCCACTTTCGCCAAGGTCTTCCATATCTCCTTTGGCACTTTCAGCCTCTGTGGATACGTCACTTATGCCTTCGGTGGCTACTTCGGGGGTTATGACTTCGTTATCTAATTCGTTAAGTGCTCCTTGGAGGGATTCAATATCTGCTTTTATGGACTCCGTGTCCATGTTAGCATCAATCTTAACATCATTGATATTGTTAAGTAGGCTGGTGAGTTCCTGGATTTTGGCCTCTATATCCGATAAGTTACCAGTTACTGTGATGCCGAGTTCTTTATCAGCCATGTGTTATTTGCTCCGTAAAGTTTAAATTAATGAAAAAATAATATACTATGATATGGAAAATGAAAAGACCCCCCGAAGTTTCACCCAGGAATTAATAGTCATCATACTATTCACCGTGGGAGTTAGTGCATTCATAGGCCCCTGGTTCCTCCTATTAGGGATATTTATTATTTTGGCTCGTCTTTATGAACACCGGAAGAAGTAGGTTCCCTCTTTTTCGCCTCTGCCTTCCTGATAATGTCCTGCTGGATGTCATGATAAGTAGCTAATTTCTGCATAGCCACACCCTCATCCAGAGATTCATGTTCAAGGAAGCCCCGTGGATCCGAGTAATAAGAAATATAATTACTAAAATCCGGATAATAAAACCGGCCCACCATCTCCGGGGACACACCATTCATTTTCCCTAATAAAAATGCCTTACCTGCAAATAGTTCCCTCTTTAATTCTAGGACTGTTCTAAAGGGGTATCCTCTCCCTCAGCCTCTTTAGATGAGTTGGGCATGGTTATCTTCATGATCTTACCCATTAATTCAATCATGTTCCCAGGGTTACGGTATTTGAGAGGTAATGGTTCACCAGTTTTAATATTAACAACAGTTCTACCTATTAGTTCTTGTAAATCAGCACCACAGGCTTTAATAAATTCCTGCCCAGTGTCTTCATCCTTTTTGTTCTTCTTGGTTTTCTTAGATGCCTTGACCCTTTTGTCGATGATGTTGAATAGGACTGGCATATCATCTACCTGAACCGGTAGGACCACATATTCCCCCCCATCAGGGGTGGTGAAGGTTTCTGGTTCCTTAAATACTAAAGTCATAATAGTTTCACTCCTCAACAATTTAGTAAATTAAGTTAAAAAAAAAAGAGATGTGTGGGTATATAAAC